ACACTTAGAAGTGTTGATTTATCTTCAGATTCTGACTTTAGAAAAGGTGGTTTACAGCCATTATCTCAGGAAACTGTTAAATTACAACAATTATCTAATTCTTCACCTGATGCTAGAAAAGACCTCACTAATTTTGGTAAATATGCTGTTGGTGACCCTTCTGCTAAACCTCATAGTGTAATTGCTAAAGTTACACCTGGAAATGTTCAACAAGTTACACAAATTAGAACTGGATCACAACAACCCGTAACTGGTGATACTGGTAGAAATATTTTCAAAGAAATTGTAACTGGTATTGGTGCATATGACAAAGATAAGAAAAACGAAATTGAAAATAAAATCCAAAAAACTATTAAAAGTCATCAAGGCAATATTGATAATTTTGATGATGATATGAAAGCGTTTATGATGAACCCTGATGGTCCAACATGGTTTTACAATAAACACAAAGAATTATGTAAAGGAGGTGATGCCAAACATAAGGATGCTAATAAAGCTCGTGTTTTGGGTATATTACAACACTTTAATGATTTATCTCAAAATGAAGCTACCAAGACCGGATATAATATGTTAATTAATGCTTGCAGAACCACATTTGATTATAAACAACCACAACCTAAAGGCAAAGGTAAAGATAAAGGTAAAGGTAAAGATAAAGGTAAAGGTGGTAAAACTCGCAAATAATTAATTACATTGACTTAAATTTAAAATATATTAATCGTTTTTATAATTTTCTTCATTTAAATTAAGATTAAAACAATGAGTGAATTAAGCAACAATAATTCACTTAAATATACAGGACTCTTATTTTTTGTATTTCTTGTATTAATTGGTTATGCTGGATACACATTTTATAATTATTTCACATCCAGTCTTATGTTACAAGGATACTCATTTTTAAGTGATGACCTTAAAAATATGGAATATTTATTTGAAAATAAAGATATGACTAAAGAGGATTGTCTAAAGGATTGTAAAACAGATTATTTATGTTCAGGAGTTACATATGATGCCTCTAGTAATGTTTGTTATGGTGTTAAAACTGGAAAATTAAGATCAGATGACAATCATATTTATGCTTGGGCTAAAGACCGTGCATCTCTTTCCATGAAAAATGATGATAATATATTAGTTAGTTGGACCCAAGACTATCAAAAACTCTTACGTCGTCAATTACCAACACCTCCATTTCTTAATAGATTCAGTGTATCTTTTTGGTTTCAAATAGATAATTGGTATACTAATTATGCCATCTGGAGAAATATTTTTCATCACGGAACTCAACCAGAAGAAAATATACACTTAACTACATGGGGAGACGTTATCACTAAACTACCTAAACAAAGAATAGGTTTGTGGTTAGCTCCATATACCAATAATATTAGATGTGTAGTTGGTACTAAAGTACCATTTGACTTGTCAACTTCTACTGAACATCCAAGAAACCAATTATGTAATGGAAAGAATTGTTATATTAAAGCACATCATACAGATAAAAGAACTTATTATGATTTAGAATATAAAGATATTAAAAATGTTGATGTCGGTACACCTAATATGATTACCATTGTTATATATAATAAATTATTTAATATATATCTTAATGGTAAATTAGTACACAATATAAACTTAGATGGTGAACCTTTACCATTAAATAACGATTGTTTCATTAAGTCTCCAAAATCATATGAAGGACACTTTATGAATTTTAGATATTGGGATACTTCATTAAGTAGCGGTAAAGTACAACAATTATACAAAGATGAGTTAAAAGAAATAAATAATTTAGTTGTTCATCATCAAAACAAATAATTAACTAAAATATATATGAAAAAAATATAATTATATTAAATTTAATCTACTTAAGCTTGAGGAGCACCACGTCCTCTACCTCTACCTCTACCTTTTTTACCTCTACGTTTTTTGTTTCCTTTACCTCTTCCTTGATTTGGATTTGGTACTTGTTTAAGTTCAGGTTCAACATTTTGAGCTTCACCTGAATCAGCAAAGAATGAATCCCTTGCTTCTGGTTTATAAGATTTTCTCATACTACGTCTCTTAGAACCAGATTTAGGTTTAGTCTTTGACTTTATTTTTTTAGTACTCTTTTTCCTTTTACTAATTGGTATAGATACTGTTTTAGATTTTTTACCATTGTTATTTCTAACACTTATTTCTACCTTTATTGATTTATTATTGTTACCATTATTATTATTACCATCATTGTTATTGTTACCATCATTATTATGGTTATTATTTACAGCATTATTATGGTTATTGTTACCATTATTATTATTGTTATTGTTACCATCGTTATTACGGTTATTGTTAACAGCATTATTATTGTTATTGTTACCATCGTTATTACGGTTATTGTTAACAGCATTATTATGGTTATTGTTAACAGCATTATTACGGTTATTGTTACCATCGTTATTATTTATTCTAGTTCTCTTACTAATTTTTCTTAGTGATTTAACTAAATTATTATTATTTAATGAAATTCTTTTAGTTTTTCTTTTATTATTTCTATTATTATCAATAATTTGTGATAATGTTTTAGATTTATGTGTTAGTGGTAATAAACTTTCGGTATTTACATTGTTTTCATTATATGGTTTAGGTTGACTAATATGTTCCATTAATTCAGCTATTTTACTATTAGTATTAACACTTAATATATCTCTATTCATATCTATAGGTCCAAGTGAATCTTGAATACTGTTTGATAGTTTTGGATTTAATTTATTATTTGAAGGTAGTCTAATTATTGTTGATTTTTTCATATTTTCTTTTTCATTGTCATTATCATCATCTAAATCTTGACTTAAATGTTTATATTTATTTAGATTTTCAGATAAATGACTTGGATGAACGTGTCCTGTTTTGGAACCAGCTTTTTTGCTAAAATCATTTAAAAAACTCTTAAAACTCTTAATAGTTCTATCACCATTATAATCTGTAACTTCATTACCATTATTGTATAATTTGATAGTTGGATAACCAGCTACACCTGGGTCATTTTTCATTTGTGGAATTGTAGTACTTTCTACTTTGGCAACATTAATACCTTTTGGTGGTTTATCTGATAATTTAGTCCATTCTTTTTCCATATTTTTACAATGACCGCACCATTCAGCATAATACCAAACAAACCAAATTCCTTTGTTGACTGATTTCTCGAATTTGGGAACATTTCTTTGATTAATAACTTGTATTATCATTTCTTAATATAAAACCAGAAAATTTTCTAGCATTAAATTAAAAGATAATGAAAGGTGCAATAATAATTAAAAGTATATTATTTATAGTAATTTCTTATGTATCATATCGTTTACTTAAATATTATTATTTTATAGATAATTCTTTAGTACAAAAGACATTGCTTAATAATGAAACACATTTTGTAGAGGAATTTAAACAGGTTATTAACAGAATTGATTTATTTAAACCTAATTTAAATTTTAGTTTAAGCTGGAAAATGAAAATAAATAATATTCCATCTAATTTTATTTGGAACTCATCATTTCAAAAAAATAAACCAATCATATTAAATGGAGGTTGTCCTAATATTTATTATAATCCATCCCAAAATAAATTACTAATTCAATTCAAATATTTAGATACTCATATGCAACCTGTATTCAAAGATATATTTCTCAAAGAAATTAAAGTTCAAAAATGGAGTCATTTTGTCATTGTTGTTAAGGGACGACAAGTTAATATATTTGAAGATGGAGAACTTAAATATAGTTATCTCTTAGGAACTGTTCCAATAATGCCAGAAGGTTCATTAGAAATGGGACAAAAAAATAATAATTTCTTAGGTAAAGTTAAAAATTTAGTTTATTATAATTATCCACTTAAAATGAACGAAATACCTAACTAAATAAAATCATTATTTTCATTATTTTTATTATTTTTATTATTTTTATAATTTTTATCTATTATTATTTTAAAGACAACAAATTAGAATGGATTTTACTAATATTTTAATTTACGGTATTGCTGTTATTGTTTTTATGGCTATTATATATTACATTTACAATCACTATAAAACACAAAAAGTTTCATATTATGATTCTGCTTATATTGTTGAAGATAAACATGTTGCAACATCTGAGAAAATGGTAAGCGGAACTAAAATTCCATCACCATTACAAGGTAATGAATATGCATTAAGTATGTGGTTATATATTAATGATTACAACTATAAATATGGTTTACCCAAACATATCTTATACAGAGGAATAGAGAAAAATGATAATATTGAGGCTAATCCACAAATTTTTTTACATCCAACTGAAAATACTTTAATGGTCAGAATCAAATTACAATCCGAAACTGTACCTGACCCAAACTCACATCTAGTTAAAGTTACAACACCTGATCCAGTTGTCCAGAATAACATTGCAATTAATGATACACAAGTAAACGGAACCATGAATAATACACCTATACCTGAAGAATCTAATGTAAGTGGTAATGATGTTAATCAAAACAATATAGTAGATGGTGTATCAGAAAACTTCTATTCTGGTTTAGGTACTAATGTTTTAGATTCAAATATTTCCCAAAATAACATGGAACATAATTTTACATTAGTTGCATCAGATACTACATGTGGTAAACTTGATAGTCATCAAGTTCAAATGAAGGAAATGTTTCAAAATAATAACAATACTATTAATAATAACACTGTTACTAATAACAATCTAGTAAATGGAGTTAATCAAGCTGAGTTATCAAATAATTCAATGTCATTATTACCAAATAATATTGTAAATGAATCATCAATGAATAATATGACTCCTGAAATGTTAAGTGGAGGGTTCTTAGAAAACAATCCATTTATTTCTGCATTTATGAATAGATACTCTAATGCAAGCTCACCAGAAGAAAGACAAAGTGTTGCAAATGAATATGCTAATAATTTTGTTGATAAATCTGAAGATGATAGAAAAGTAATTGCTGACCAATTTATGAAGACATTGGCTAGAATGTTTGCTAAATCTATGGGACTTAAAATTGTAGATAAACAAGAAATGTCTAATAGTGAATTAAAGGAAATTAAAAAACAAAATGAATTATATGATACTTGTTATGTTAGAAATGTACCACTTCAAAAATGGACTAATGTATCAGTTTCTGTTTTCCAAAATACATGTGATATTTACTTAGATGGTAAATTAACATCAAGTTGTAATCTTAAAGGTTTTCCACAACCAAATAAACACAATATTATTGTAACACCTAAAGATGGTTTTAATGGTTATATTGCCAATACACAATTCTTTAATATGGCATTTACACCCGATAAAGCAATGAATATTTATCAAGCTGGTCCTGAATACAAAGATGGTTTCCTAAAATCACTTTGGTATAAAGTCACTGGAAAATAAGTATTATAAGAATTTGTTTAATTAATATTTTATGATTTATATACAAACCAAAAGTTCATATGTATGGATATTGTCATCATCCTTATGTAATATTATATATTAATGGTGTTCTATTTATTAATGCTGATGCTAGAGTCATATTATTAGAACCATTGTAATATAATAATAAAAAAATTAATAAAAATATCTAAAATTGAATATTTATTAATCTTATTTTAACTAGTATTTAAAGATTCGTAATGAAATACTTAATAATTTGTATTTGTTTACTAACTCTTATTTTAGGAATAAATGCATCTTGTCGAACTAATTGTAAAACATGTCAAATTATTAATACATTAAATGAAAATATTTCAGTATGTATTAAGTGTAATAATAAAAATTGGGGTGATTCCTGTCAGAATGAATGTAATTGTAAATATGGATGTGATATAGACAATGGTGATTGTATTATAATGACAAAAAATGTAAATATAGAAGTTAATAGTATTGGATACACTTTCCTATTTATTATTGGATTATGTATATTTTGCTTTGTTTTATATAAACTAGGTCAATGTATTCAACAAAGATGTCAACGTAAAGTTCATATTATTGTTTAGATATATTTTCACAAATTTTAAATTTTGTAAACTGATTTTACAATTTTTTTTAATATTTTATTTGATTTATTTCCATATAAATAGGTGTCAATATTATCTAATGTCATCATAATTTTTTCATATGATAATTCATCATTATTATCTTCTTTATCTAAATGTTTATGTTGCCAACAATAACCATTATGTTTACCATACCTATTACATTGAGTTAATTTCTTAGTGGTCGCATTACATTGGTTAGTACCACCATGACAAACACAATAAATAGCATCATGCATTGCATTATTTTTACATCTATTTCCAGTACTAACAGCTATAACATGACACTTAGGCATTGCTTTATTATTAATAAAAAATAATACTTAATTAAATAATGTAAATATAATCAATTTTAGTGACTTAATCCTTTAATTTCTTCAAAAACATTTCGAGCAGTAATTGATTCAAAATGAAGTTCAACTGTTGCATTTCCTTTTGTATCCTCTTTTAAAACCATATTTTTTAAATGTTGTGTCAAATATTTGATAAGGCTTTCATTATTTGATACTTTATCTATAACTTCCCTTTTAATATTAAGTTTCTTATTTTCAGATTGTGTTTTTCTCTTCATTGGAACAACATGGTATCCACAATAATCACCTTCTAACTTTGGATGATTACATGGTTTACCATTACGTTTGGTTGCCATACATAGTTCTTCTTCTGATTGACTAACAGTTGATTCTGGAAAAAGAATATAATAATGTTGACGACAATAGTCATTAATTTGTGCATTTCGTTTGCATTGTTTTTGTGTTGACTTTGCAATTGCTTGACACTGGGGAATGCATGACATAGTGGTAAGCAAAAAAAATAAAAGATAATATTAAAACTAAAATTATCAATTTTAAGGCATATTTCATCTAAAATTCATTAATTAAATTATCAATGTCATAGTTAAAAGTGGATAATTCTTCTTTTAATTTATTATTTTCTACTTCTAACTCTTCATTTTTTATTTTCATTTCTTGATACATAAATTCAATATTTTCATTTTTTTGATTAAGTTCCTTAATATTATAAATTAGAGACTCATTTTCCTCATTTAACATCACTTTAGTTTCCTTTAAAGCATCAACTATATAAAGGAGATTATTATAATCTTCTTGCAATAATATACTATTAGTTGTTTGTGATACATTATTTAAATCCATATCACAATTTGAACTTAAATAGTCATTATACAAGTTAGTATTGAATGTTAATTGATCATTTATATCTGTTCCAAAGTAATTTGAATCATCTAATACATTTTCACAAATACTACCTTTATTATTAATGTTAGGATAGTCATAATCAACTGATGTATCCCAATAAAACTTAGATGATTCTTGATAAGTATAGTAAACTTCTCCATCTGTATATATGGCATTTTTAAGTTGATTTATCATTAAGTTATTTGTTTCATAATCTAATATTTTTTTTATGGATTTTACTTCGATGTGTACTTTGGCTTGATAAATATCATCTCCTACAACTAAATATGGATATTTATGCTTGATATACCCTTCATCTATGTCAACGCGATTATAACCATCATAACCATTTAAGGGTAAATTTGTTAATACTTCATATTTTCCTTCTTTAATAATTTTAGTTGCAACTTGGATGGAATTATTTATAATGAAAAATTTGTGGTTTCCATCATATTTAATTTGAATGCTAAATAGTCTCATTAATTAGATATTATATCATATTTAATAACTAATCAATTTTAAAATCTGAATAAATAATAAGATTAAAATAATGGAAACATCATATAATACTTGGAAAGATGCAATTAAAAAAGGTATTAAAGCTGGTTCACCTCGTTATATTACCAAAAGTAAATGGTATCATGTTAGTGTATTAAGTGCATTAAAATATAAAAGTATTGTGCAAAAAAATTCGTATCTTAATACATTAGTTAATTTAATAGATGAAAGATGTCAAAAAATAAACATCAACTTAAAAGAAGTATCTAGTAAAGATTTTATAAAATTAGCCGAAGCAACACGTTTTATTTTCTTAAAACAAGATTTCAACAAACAAACTAACTTTAATACATTAAAACAAAGTATTATTAATGGTAAACTAGATACTGACTTTGAAAAATACTATTATCCATTCAAATACACCAAAAATGTAAAAACTGATTCATATGAGTTATTTCGTAAAAGTATTGACAATAAACATAAGAAAAAATACAGTAAATCATTTGATTACACTAAAGAATTAGAAGATTTTCATAATAATCATAATAAACAATCATCACATAGAAGAAGTACTAAAGGAAAAAGTGTTAATAGAAGAAGTACTAAAGGAAAAAGTGTTAATAGAAGAGGTACTAAAAGAAAAAGTTTTAATAGAAGAAGTACTAAAAGAAAAAGTGTTAATAGAAAAATTTAGGAAATATTTATTTTTTATTTAATCCTCTTTTAGTTCCTCTTTTAGTTTTTTTTTTATTATTACGCTTTATTGATTTAGACTTACTTTTGTATTTCTTTTCTAATTTATAGATGGCTTTTTTGGTGTCTTTAAAATCATTAATAAATGCTTTCTTTAGTGCTATACTTTCTTTTTTACATTTGCTTTTTAAACATTTTACATAGTTTGTATAGTATTTTGTTTCTTCATAGTCTTTTTTTTCACACTTCTTAGAACAATTCATTTTTGATTGAGTTGATTTTTTAAGTTTATTTTTTATACTTTTTGTTTTTGCTTTTAATATTTTTTTATTGAACTTAGCCATCAATGGAATGTTTTTCTTTAATTTATTATTTATTTCTTTTTTGCATTTTTCATATGGTTCTGATTTTTTATATTTATTTTTACAGTTATCTTCCTTTTTTATAAGCTCTAACAGTTCAGTTCTATCTTTTTCAGATAAGCTTGCTAGAAAAACATTGTTAATTCTGTCTCTCATTTTGAACATTTTTGTTTATAAATGTATATATTATTAACAAATAAAATTATTAAATTTACATAATTAAAAACCCAAACAAACATGAACTATTCATTAAAAACTCATTATCATCATCTATACCAATTTCATTCTGACCCTTTAATATTACTTCTTTAATGTTAATCCATCCTCTACCACCTTTACCAAATTCCTTTAATTCATCAAAGTTTTGCTCTTTTGATTGAACATGTGGATCAATTAAATAAACCTCAAATGGGTCTTCATCTAACTTACGAACACCTCCAATTAATGCAGTTGCCCCACCCGCTGTTACTACTACTAATGTTTGAGTTGTTATAAAATGTGTTTGAATTTTCTCAAATAGTTCTGGTAACTTCCATATATTTGTTAAATGATACATATCAATATCCGTTGATTCTACTCCAATTGTTTTGAATGTCATTGAAACATATAACATAATAGTTGTTGTATCAGCCATATCAATCTTTTTATTAGCTATGTCTATTTTAATGTCTTCACCTAATAACTCATTTGCTTCACTTGCAATTGTGAAAATATTCTTATCAATTCCTAAATGTGATAATAACATTTGAATACATCTCCATCCACAACCCCATCCACTGTCATTAATATTATCATCAAAATAATGTTTTGGTATATAATTAGTAAGAACCATTGTAAAAAATATACTAGTAGTAATTTGTAGTTATTGATTCAATTATTTATTATTCTTTTAGAATTAATATTTTTCTATTTCTAATTTATAATACACTTGATATAATTTTTAAGATGAACAATAATAACAATAAAAGAATGAATAACAGTTCTAAAAGAATTAATAATATATCTTCAACTATAAGTGGAATTAACTCAAATACAAATAAACCACAAGATTTTGTAACGGGTAGTCCTGATGTTTCACTTAATGCATTAAACCAACAACCGAATACACCATCTAATACATCATCTAATAAACCACTTAATAACATAAATATTCCATCAACTAACAATAGAAATACTAGTGGAACTAACTCTTCTAGAACAAATTCTATGAGTGGCAATACATCACTTAGTAGAACTAATAATAGATCCAATAATGCATCATCAAGTAGAAACAACTCTAGAAACAACTCTAGAAACAACTCTAGAAACAACTCTAGAAACAGCTCTGGAAACAGCTCTGGAAACAACTCTAGAAACAGCTCTGGAAACAACTCTAGAAACAACTCTAGAAACAACTCTAGAAACAACTCTAGAAACAACTCTAGAAACAACTCTAGAAACAGCTCTGGAAATAACTCAACTAATACTAGAACTAATAATAATAGTCGTAATGAAACTAATAATAAGATAGATAAATTATTAGAGGAACTAAGTGTTGATAATAAAAATGAAACAAAAAATAATAACAGAACAAATAACAAAACAAATAATAATACTAAAGATAATAATATAGTAAATACTACAGTAAATACTACAGTTAATGCTGTCAATAATGCTGTTCAAAGTTCAACTGTATGGAACATATTAAGAGTAGTGATGATTGGTGTAGTTTTTATTGTTATTATTAATGTTATTAAATATTTTTATACAACATATGAGTCTTATAAAGCTAGTACACCATGGATTTTAGAAGGTAATAAAAATGCAAAACATGCATTAGTTATTTCCCAGAATCCAGATAATAATAATACACCTAAAATAAACCGTTCTGATGGAAGAAATGGTATTGAATTAAGTTACTCTGTTTGGATGTTAATTGATGATTTTAACTATAAACAAACAGAATGGAAACATGTTTTTCATAAAGGTAATGAAAGTGCATATCCAACAATTGCACCAGGTGTATGGATACATCCAAATAAAAATATATTAAGGGTTTACATGAATACTTTAAAGGAAATATATGAATATATTGATATTGAGAATATACCACTTAAGAAATGGATACATTTAGTAATAACTGTAAAGAATCAAGACTTAGAAGTATATATAAATGGATTCTTAAAAACAAAAAAGAAATTATCCAGTTTACCTAGACAAAATAATGAAGATTTATGGATTAATTTAAATGGTGGTTTTGAAGGTTTTATATCTAGAATGAGATATTTTAACTATGCCATATCACCACTTGAAATTGCAGACATTATTAAAGACGGTCCAGCCAATTCGGCTTGTATTGATTCTGCTGAAATTCCACCATATCTAGACGATAATTGGTGGTTTTAAACAATTATATCTAATAATTTAAGAATTACTCAAATAGAAAATTAGTAATTTTAGATTATAGTAGTGTTTCTGATTTTAACATTTGACTATCAAGTACTGGTTGAGTTGAATAGACACCACTTGTAGATGCACGTGACTCATATAAACCGTGAATTTGAGTTGTTTGTGTTAAATCATCTATTTGTGCTTTTATAATTTGATCATTTTTTAATAACTTTCTCATATCATCACAAATGTTATGAATCTTTTCATTAACTTGATACATTTCATTACCAGATGTTATATTTCGATGTGCAATATTTTCATTGATACCTTTAATAACATCTTCAATACTTTTAATTGTTCTAGTAAGTTCTTCTTGTGTTTGTTCAAGTTCATTTAAACGACTATAAATATTATGTTGTACATCTGGAACTAATGGACGATTCAATTCATCTAAAATAATTGAATCAATACTTCGGGGTCTTTTAATGAATAAATTACCCATTGAAAAATAAAATTATACTATAATACAAACAAAATAATAAATCAATTTTAAATTACTAAATATCACACAAAAAATAACTACAATAACCATTTCAATCCAATTGATATAAATAAATATTCCATTGGCATCCTAGCTAATGCAATAATACTGCATATAATACACATTACTCCTGTAATAAATAACATTGTTGCAATATTATTTGGTATTGGTTCCGAATCTTCATTATTATTATTATCTAAGTTTTCATCATTAGGTATATTGTGTCCACTACCTATTATTATAATGTAAATACCAAATACTAACATTGTTAATGCTGCCATAAAACCCATAAATGCGATTATTGTCAAACTAAAACTTATACCTGGATCCCGATGTCTTTCACCATAATCGTATAATGCATTATATGATTTTCGATAAGCATCCTGTCTATTTTTTTTATTATGACCATCATAAATAAATCTAAAGTTAAACAATAAGAACATTAAACTATAAAACATTATTAATCCTAAGATAGTATATGTATTTGTAGTATCTTGGAATATTGTATTTGTTTTATATGTCATTATTATTGTAACTATACATAGTATAATTGTTGTTATAAATATAGAAGGGTCGATTACTTCGTAATATATTCCCATTTACTTTATTAAACGAAAAAAAATATTTTCTTGTTAATTAAATACATTAATTTAAAATTATTTTTAAATCTTTTCTATTTTGCCTTTAAAACTATATTAAAAGTTATAATTAATTAGTGAGTTATTATAAGGGTCCTTATAACAACATTTCGCTAAATTTAAAGATTTTAAACAGATTATCTGGGTATTCTATTTTAATCCTGTTTAAAATCTTTATTATTACTACTAACTTATTTTTATAATTTCAAAAATGTAACTGGAAAATAATTTTAATAATAGATCCATTCTAATAAAAAATTAAAACATATTAGAAATTTGTTTTCCAGTTAATTTTATTTAATGGATAAAATAATAAAGTAGTTTTTTCAGTTATTATGTTTTAATCAAATTAATAAGGCTTTGGAAAAACTTCTAAATCCAAAATATCACCAATACGTAATTGAATTTCCTCATTTGTTAATAAAGTAATATCATCTTTAGCAGGACGCATTTTCAATACAAGATACCTATTGTTATTATGCATATGACGATGAACAACATTACTTCCCATAATAAATGCTTTATATCCGCTAATAAATTTAATATCATATTTTTTAAATCCATAATATTCAAATTCTTTAACCTGACCATCATTAAGCTTACAATCTTTGTATCTTAGATGAGTATGTGGTCCCCATTCATTTACACTATCTTTGTTAGTAGGAAGTTTAACACCTTGATTTTTAACAGGATGACGCAATATTTGCATACAATTAGATGCGGAACCTAACATAATATATATAGTTACCATTGTTTTTGGTTCATTTTTCCAGTGAAATTTGTTACAATTAATATTTTCAGTTTCTTCATTTTGATATTTATTTTTAAGTAAATAAGCTCGATGAATTTCAAAGTTACATCCAAAATGTTGTCGGTTCATATATTCAATAAGTTCTCTTCCAATCTTATCATACATACTAAAATCTAAATTAAGAACTGCATCATATGATATTTTATTTAAAATCTTTTCATATGATTTAGATTCAATACATTCATCAATATAATCTTTTAGTTTATCCAATTGTAAGTCTACTTTATCTTCATTTACAACAATATCCATATATATAGGACTAAAATCAAATTTAAGTAAGTCTTTAGTTTCATGTTTATTAGCTTTTAAGCTGTTATAATATTCAACATAACTCATTTTGTAAGATAAAAAATGTTATTTATTAAAAGGGTATTTACTATATCAATTTTTTAAAATAAAATTGACATAAGTTTATTACATACATTCGATAATATTTTATATTTAATTATGGATACTAGTACTATAAAAAGTCAACTGGTACAATCTGATGGTGGAGTTTACTTTGAAATTAAAGACCCAATTTATATTGATAATCTAAAAAAAAAACTACATAAATTAAGAAGGTACAGATGGATTTACCATAGAAGTTCTGAAAATTATGAATACATATATGATTATTATATCTTTTACCCACAATTAATTTTAGGTATTATTGTTGCTATTCTTTCAATGTTAGCTGCATCTAATCAAACAAATAATGGAACTAAAAATGTTTTGAATTATATTATTGCTGGTATTGGTTTTATAACAACAGCTATTCAAACACTTTTAGTTAAAAAGAGATTCAATGAAAAATATGTTAAATTCTCTACTGCTGCCAAAGAATTAGATAAACTAATTATTAGGGTTAGTAATGAAGTCAGTTTTAATGATGAAGACCCAATTGTATTTGTGAAATTTATTGAAAGTGCACTTAAAAAAATTAAAGCAGACTTGGATTTAAATCCACCAATGAGAATTAGTATGGAATATGATAGAATTGCAAGACAAAACCCTTCTGATATTGCGTCAGAAAATGAAACTTTACCTGGACCACATACTAAAAAAAAGAGATTGGCTATATCTAAAAAAACTTGTTATGATTATGATATTGAAGATGATTTAAAGGCTCAAAAACAATATGAAGAAACACAAAATACGGTGATGAGTAACCCATCAACATATATTAGAACTTTTGTACCTAACACAAACATTAATAATGTTAACAATAAATTTTCTCAACAAAATATTTACAAACCTGAATCAGTACCATCTAATTTACGTCAAAAAACATATGTATATACAACACCACATATATTCAATCAAGCCGAACAATTTAACCCTGAAAATATAACAATACAATCTGAACATACAAATGACAAAGAATTTAATGATCAAGTTAAAATAGATCTTCATTTGAATAATGAAGATGATGAAGATGATGAAGATACACTTAATTTTGAAAATAAAAGCAATTTAAGTGTTGAATCAACAATTGAAGATAGTTCAATTAGAACAATCTAAAAAAATAATTAAAAATTTTAAATAATTATATTTTTTATTATAATGCATTAAGCAATACACTTCATTATTTGTTCATCACTATAAATATCCTTTGGAACAATACCCAAAATTTCATAAACCTTTGTTGGTTCCTTTGTTAACTCATTAATTATCTTATGGCGTTGAACATGTCTTTGATAACCACCTCCTGGCATATGGGGAAATGTTTTTGTCCCCCAATGATTCATAACCCTATTTTCTTTTATATTTTTTATTTTTTTCGCAATATCACCATTTCTCATATCAGAACGTGGACGATAACATATATATAATACACCTCTCCATCCTTTCCATGGATCTGTCTTAGTAGGACCATCTGGTTTGTCTGCAAATTTTGCAGAATGAATCAAAGCTGAATTCCATACAATAAATGAACCTTGTGGACAATAAATTGGTATTTGCCATTCACATCCCTTTTTTTCTAAAAATTCTTTAATTTCTTTTTTTTCTGTATTATTAAATTTAAACCAATTTTGAGAGTCACCTAATTTACTATGGTCACTTAAAATTTGATATAAATAATCATGACTTTTAGGTGTACACCTAAATGCAGATGTAGTATTTGTCATAACTAATTGTCCTTGAATACATTTATATCTGTCTGCATCAACAGTTTGGTCTAAATGACACCAATCTTTATCAAAGTCATTTTTTACATCATGAAATGGACCAATTCCAGCATGCTTAATATTAATACCATCCGTACTAACAATTAAATCATCTGTTCCCCTAAACTTTTCATAAAGAATTGTAAATATATTATTTATTCTATCATCAGTACGTACCTTCCAAATGATTGGTAAATTACACATAGATGCTTGAAACATACCCGGACGAGTCATAACTGGTAGATTATAATTATTCCATGTTTTAGGATCTTTACGGTTAACTCCTGTTCCTAATTTCTCAAAGGAACTAACTATATTATCCATAATATTATTACATTCATTTGGTGTAAATACATTCGTTATGACACATACACCATATTCATCATAAAGCCTACATAAATCAGCCTCAAAGTTATTGGATTTAAAATCAATACTTGGATAACTCATTGTTTAATATATATTAATTTGTATTAATAACTTTTATAATATTTTAATTGTGCAATTATATAAAAAAAATATCTTTTATAACTAATAATAATTATATTAAATAGTTACTTATCCAATGACTGAAACAATTGTTTTAGCTCATTCTTTATTTCACCATTTAGTTTATCAATCATTTTGATTTTAGCATTAATATCTGGAATAAATGATTCAATATTTCCTCTCAGTTGTTCCATCTTTAATACAGGATTATTATTAACCGTACCAATAGAATCTTCTATATCATCTATAACTTGAGATACTGGAGGCGGTGGAATATCAATATATACTCTATCTTTATTGTTAATAACAGGATATACTAAAGGTGGAGGTGGTGGAATATCTATATATACTCTATCATTTGTGGATAAATCAATCTGGTCTTTGCTAACTATATTGTCTATTGGTGAATCAATTAAATCTGTATCATTATCCGATGGTGTAGGTGTATCAAAATCAGTATCAAAATCACTATCGTCATCAAAATCACTATCGTCATCAAAGTCACTATCAGTATCAGTATCAGTATCAGAATTATCTGATAATTGTTGTTGTTTAATATTTATATTTTGCATCAACTCATCAACAACATTTTTATTGCATATTTCCATATTGATAAAATTAATATATAATTCTATTATAAATATCCAATCAATTTTGTTATATATTAATACTTTATCTTATAAAATTGATATTTAAAAGATATCATTTATCAACAATATTTTTGAAAAGATGCAATACTTGAAATCATTCTTCTTGTTAAGTTTAGTTATTTTACCATGTCTTTCACAGATAGTTGGAAATAGTACTGAACACCATAAACCTTTTTGTTGTAATGGTGGACAAATTGTTACAATTATTGTAATAAGTCTTATTGGTGTCTCTATAATGATTGGTTATGCAATGTATTGTTTTCCATGTTTTAAGAGTCGTTTTATTAGAACAACATTACCATACGATATTATTGCTTAAAAAGTTAATCAACATGTATTTTTAAAGAAAAAAATAAAGAATCTAAAATGATTAAATAATGTTTATTTTTTTATTTAGGTTCTTCTGGTAATACAAAATAAGGATCAATTAGTTTCCGATATTGTTTTACAAAATTATCAAACTTAGGATTGTCAACACATATTTCAGAGTGTACATGAGTGGCTGAATATATTTGATTTGTACCTCGATAAACATTTGATTGTATATAAAAACATTTTTTACGTGAGTTAAAGTTTATGTCTCTAACATGTCTTAAATTAATAGCAGTATTATCAACAATGATAAATTTTTCTGTCATAATTTGCAATATAAAATATTTTGATAATAATAATATTTTTAAACTTCAATTTTATTTTCCCAAGGTAATAATACATTATTAATTGTTACGTTAAAAACAACTTAAATAATTTGAAATAATAACATAATATAATACAAAATGAGAATAAATTTAATTACTTACAATAATGAATATGGTTTAACACAAGATGTAAACGTTTTAGTATATCAACTTAAAAGACATTTTAGAGATAGAGTTGAAATATTTGCTGTTAACTTTTTTGATTATAAATGTAATTATGTTGATCTAAATATCTTCCTGGAAACAGTTAGTTTTACACTATTCAAATATGCACCCATTAATATTCTAATTCCAAATCAAGAATGGTATTATAAGAGTTGGATTCCATATATTAAATACTTCGATAAAATCCTAGTAAAATCTAATTATAGTGAAACCATTTTTAAACAACTCTTAAGTAGTCAAAAGGATAATCCAAAAAAAGTTATTAAAATTGGATGGCAAAGCAAAGATAAAATGTTAAGTAAATACAAAAAGGATTTTAATAAATACTTACATGTATGTGGTAAATCAAAACATAAACAAACACAAGCTATGGTAGACAATTGGTTACCGGAATTTCCACATTTAGACTTAATATACAGTCCACGAGATGTTGTATTAAAGGAAAAAGAACAAGATAATATTACATATCATCGTGAAAGATTATCAGATACTGATTTAACTAAATTATTAAATGAATGTGGTGTTCATTTGTGTTGTTCTGATACAGAAGGTTTTGGTCACTATATTCAAGAGGCAAAATCTGTTAAATCTATTATTATAACAGTTAATGCACCTCCAATGAATAATTTTGTAGATGAATCTTTTGGTTTTCTTGTTAAACATAAATTAAAAAAACCATTAAAGAAAGCATTGGGTTCTAAATTTATTGTTGATGGAAATAATTTTCAAGAACTTATTAAAAACATTATGAAATTAACAAATGATAAACCAAATAAATTAAATGAAATGGGTGAATTAGCTAGGAAAAGTTATTTGGATACTTGTCAAGTTTTCAAGGATACTATTAAAGATGTATTTCGGGATATTTTCCAAGAAGCAATTAAAATTGGTAAAGAATACAAAACTATTAAAGAAGAGGAAGATAAGAGAATTGAAGAAATGATTAAAGATGATAATTTACCAAGTATTTCAGTAATTACACCCACATATAATCGTCCTCATATGTTTAGAATTGCCTTATATAATTACATTAACTTCAACTATCCACGTAATAAAATTCAATGGGTTATTGTTGATGATGGTGATGAAGATAAAAGAGTTAGTCACATGATTCCAGATGAAGAAGGTGTTAATATTAAATATATTGCTTTAGATAAAAGAGTTACTATTGGTATGAAGAGAAATATATGTATTGAAAATAGTGATAATGATATTATTGTATGTATGGATGATGATGATTTATATCCATCAAATAGTCTTAAAATTAGAGTATTAGAACTATTAAGAAGTAAGAAAAAATGCGTAACTTGTACTACTATTGCCTGTTTTCATATCAATAAATTAATATCTATGATTAATGTTCCTCCACATAAGATGTCATTTTCAGAAAGAATATCAGAAGCAACATTATGTTTTTATAAGAGTTTCTGGGAAGAACAAAAATTCAGAGAATCATGTCATATTGGTGAAGCCAAAGACTTTTTACAAGGTCGTGTTGATGATTGTTATGAAATATCATGGGAAGGTATTATTGTTTCTTTAATGCATAATAGAAATATATCCGGTAAAATTACAATGGGAGATACTCCAAATGGTTGTCATTATGGTTGGGATGATAAATTATACCTATTTATTACCAATTTAGATACTGAAATTAATGAAGAAGAACAACAACAAATATTGGATTCCAGACAGGGTAAATTTAAATTTGCAACTGATTATCAATTTGCTGAGTTTAGAGATTTGAATAATTTTAAATCACAAGATGAAGAAAACACTAATGAAACTACTAATGAAAACACTAATGAAAACAATAATGAAAACACTAATGAGTAAATCAAAAAATAATTGAATGTTTGAAAAAATATAATAAGTTAGTATATATATTAACATATATGGCTAATAATTTAATAGGTAATCTTGATAATGATACAGGGGAAATTCAAAAATTTATAAGAGAAACACCCATGTTTATTGAGTTAATTAAAAGATTCAAACAGAAAAAAGATATTATTGAAAAAAATAATATTGATGAATCATCTTATGATATGATAAATGAAAATTCAAATACTCAACAATTAAAAGATAAATTTAATGCAATGAGTGATTTATATATGATTAATAATAAACTAAAAAACCTAATTGAAACTAAGGTAAAATACTTAATTAAAATAAATGGTAAGAATGAGTTAGATGAGGCTAGTATCATAGTAAAATATAGAGATGCAATTGAACAAAAAATGAATAATATTTATAATAAAGAAGAAACTTATCCAACGGGTTTAATACCCAATCAATCTGAAATTAAATTTGATTATGGAAAAGGTGATGGTAACGGTATTATAATTATTGTTCCTGGTTCAGTTCAAATGGTACAATCTGAAGAACGAATTATTAAATTAATACATAAATTAAAAGACTTTAAACTAAATGAAAAATTAGAAACTATTAAATACATTGTATTTTCAGGAAGAGGTAATATATCTTACAATTTTAAAGAAGTAGAAGAATTAACTGAAGATAATATACAATTAAAAGATTCTGAACTTGAACGTTATATTAAAGATAATTCTAATGATATATCTACATTATCATTATTAACTCAAAAAGATATTGGAGATAAAAAGGTACTTAAAAAAATGAATCCAAAATTTAAATTTAAAACTGAAGCAAGAATGATGATAGAAATATTTGAAAAAATAATTCAAGATGATACTCAATTAAAAGATTCATATGAACTACTAATTAGTAAAGTTTATGGTGAACATCTTGCTATGGAAACAGCTGCTAATTTTGTGTTAGCACCATTAGCGATTTCTAATGATCACAGAAAATTGGGTTCTAATGGAAATAAACAACCTTTAGAAACAATAATGAATGACTTTCAAACAGCTGATTTATATTTTGTCTCATCTGATTATCATATTTATCGTTGTGTTTCCATTATCATTCAATTATTTGCTCATACTAAAATACAAGGTAATATATATGCATTAAATTCTAAAGTAGAGAAACATGGATCTAAAAGAATATTAAGATTTGCTGAATTAGGTAGTATGTATCAACCATATGAACAGTTAACATTAGATATATGTGGTAATATGGATATTCAATTTAAAGAACAATCTGACCAACAACAATTTATTAAAGCAAATTATAGTGATATTGTTCTAAATACATATAATACTGTATTTAGATTACTAACTATGCATGGTTTTTATAATAGATATAATGATGCATTGGTTATTGATTGGCAAAAACTATTTAGAGAATACTATCCAGAAGTATTAGAAAAAATAGGATTATATAAAAGAGAAGTATTATCAGGTGGGTCTCGTACATTAGTAAATAAAAATAATAATTCACAACCAAAGAAAGCCAAGAAAAGTAAACATCCTAAATCAAAAAGAAAATATATATATAAAAAAAATAAAAAAAACACAAAAATAAATAACAAAGATATTTAACAAGATAATCATAATGAAAGTATTTCATTTTAAATCTTGATAAGTTTAAATTATAGTAATTTAATTAAATACAATAAAACTGTATGTATTAATATGTTATAAACTCTAAGCCTTATAAGTTGTCATGTTTTGAGAACAACTACAATGTCCTGACATACCATTTTCACATGTACTACATGTTCCAAGACCATTTTCAACAACAACAACATCACCTTGAGAATATCTCTTCAAAACACATTGGTTATTGAAATCATCAAGAAGCTTGTTCTTCAATAAAATACGAGCCTCATATTCTGAGGGAGCAATCACAAATAATTGTTTTGATAAATTATCAATGTAAACATAAAGATATTGTTGAGTCATTTTAACATAAACTTAGAAAATAATTGTATTACAATTAATAAGGAATGTAATAAATATATTCATTATATCAAAAAAATATCAATTTTTTGATATTAATTCATATAAAATTTAATAATCATTTTAAATAGATGTCATATTATTCACCATTACTGGTGCAGTACTATTATTTATAGATTCACTTGTATTATTAATATTTGTTATATTATTTAATTTAATTTCTTGTTTAGGTATATTACTTTCATCTACATCCTTATTAAGAAAAGATGAATCTGGTAAAAATAAATCATACACAATAGCTCTTTCAGATATACCAAATAAATATTGAATGTCCTTTGATGGTAGTCTAGAATTACATTTTAATATCTTTTCACAATCTTTTTTAATTAACTCTTCATTATATCTTTTAAACATCTCGGAATTTATTTGACTAAAATAGCCAGTTCCTTTCTGAAACTGGAAAATCATTTTGATAATATTCAACAAATAATTTATAATAAAATGAACCTTTGCATATTGTTCAATAATATGATATTCATCCTCTTTAAATATATCATATCCATTTGGATTCACATTTTTTATCAATTGTTCTAAACTTTTAACTTTAGTAGTATTTAATTCTAATCCCGTTAATTCATCAAATAAATTCTTATTTTTTGTTTCATTCTTAATATAACACCTTATAAATTCCATTACTGGGTCAAAATCATTACATTTAACAATTATTTTATGTATTTTTTCCATTAATGTGTTTAATGACTTATCTTTTAAGTCTATATCCATTAAAAATACCTTTTCTATATCTTGACTTTTACTTGTAATTAATTCTGGCTTTCTAGGACTAATTTCTGGTTTTATTAGTTCATATCCTTCCAATAACATATCGTCTAGTGACATCAAGAAACAGTCCAATGAACCTGTTTTTTTAAATCTAGGCCCTTTACATTTTTTACTTTTTTTAATTTTATTCTTTGTCTTTCTTTTTGTTTTATTTGTTACATTATTATGATTAGTTAATTGATTCATATCTTATATTTTAATAAGAAAAAATAAGATATTTTATTTTAAAAGTACATATAATTAAAATTAGATACGACTTATTAAAACCTCATAATCTTTATCTGTTGGATTTTTACTATTAATTCGTCTCTTACATAATATTTTATCTATCTTGGAATTTTTATAATTTTCCAGTATCCAATCTGCACAAGAATTTGATACTAAATAGTTAATTTTCTTCTTATTAAACTTATTTATTATATTAACTAATATTTCTTGTTCTTTTAGTCCAAATGAATCTTTATTATATGATGTAAATACTTTTTTAGATTCACCTGTTGGTATAGGTTGTCCTGTTTCAAAATCAATAATATATTTTAATGTATTTTTAGATTTTTGTTTCCAAACACCATCTAAATATTTATATTTTCCAGCTGTCTTTATCATCTCAAATTTTAAAGTGGCTGGAAAATATGGTGGGTCCAGATAAACAAAATCATTTTTAGTTATCATTTTATTAAATTCCCTAAAATCCATATTACAAAACTGAACATTGTATTTTTTGAAATAGTAACTCAATGAATCAATCTGTTCTGGACTAAATATAGACATATTATTATAATTTCCAAAAGGAACATTGAATTCACCATGATTATTCTCTCTATAAACACCTTTAAAACATGTTTTATTTAGAAATAGTAATAAAGCAACTCTTTCAATAATATTAGCTGTTGGACCAGTATTTTTAATTTGATTAAATCTCTTGCGCATAACATAATAATATTGTTCTTTAGTTTGAATCTCATCTAATTCTATTTTTTCAAGTTTCTTAGTATCAGTTCTTTTTCCTTTTTGTTTATTATTTAATTTTTCAAAAGAATGATACATGTCTTTGTATTTTTTAATCTGTTTTTTTAATTTATTTGGTTTATTTTTAATTGATTCATATAAATAAATTAAATTAGTATTAATATCATTGATATAAATTCTAGGCGTTTCTAAATCAAAATTATTAAAAGTTATTTCTTCTTGTTCATGTTTTCTTATTAATTCTAAAAAAACACTCCCTGCGCCAACAAAAGTTTCATAGTAATTACCCTTAATTTTCTCTGGAAATTTCTCAAAAATCGATTCTAAAATTTGTGTTTTGCCACCTAACCACTTTAAAAATGGTTGTAAGTCCTTCATATTAAAGTTTTCTATAATATTATATATATTTTTGTTCTCTGAATGCTTGCAAGCAATTAATGGCATATTATAATTATATGATCTATATCTTATTTAAATTTCAATTTAATTTTTTTTTATTTTCTGCGTTTATTTTAAGTATGGATACAAGATTTTGGGGTCCTTCTGGATGGAAATTATTACATCTTATTGCCTATAATTATCCTTCTCAACCTAATTTAATTGATAAACAAAAATTTGGTATGTTTTATAGTAATTTAAAGTATGTTTTACCTTGTAAATATTGTAGAATATCATTAACTGGATTTATGGAAGAATTACCTATTGAAAAACACATAGAATCCAAAAGAAAATTAACTAAATGGATTTATTTAATTCATAATAAAGTTAATGATAAATTAAGAGGACAAGGATTATTAACTGATAATAACCCACCACTGAGTGAGATTGATGCAATATATGAAGATATGATTAAAAATAAATGTCAAATGCCTGGATGGGATTTTTTATATTCAGTTGCATTTAATTATCCTAAGACTAAGTCTAATATTTCATTTGATAAAATGCAACACTATATCGTCTTTTTTAAATTATTAGGTGAAGTTATACCATGTCCTAAATATAAAACATTATATTCTAAATATACTAAAAAACATATAATTGAAGAATATGTTAGTTCTGGAAGAGAATTAACAAAATGGTTATATTCAGTTAATTGTGGTATTGATAAAGAATTAAAACGTGAAAGTAAGTCTTATCGTCGTGTTTGTTTTGTAATTGAATCTTATCGTGCAAAAGCATGTAGTAGAAAAAATCATAAAGGTAAAACCTGTCGTAAAAAAACAAAAGTCAAACCTAATCTAATTAGTTAAAAATTATAACTATTTTATAATTTATACATTAATTCAATTGTAAAATTGAATTGTTGATATTCACTCAAATTATTTTATTTTTTTATTCTATATAATTAAAATGTTTTTGAACAATATCATAGATCTATTAAATAAAGTACTATATAAACTAATAGAAAGAATTGAAGATTGTAGTGAAATATTGGACATTCCTGTAATGTAGAATAAAAAAATATTATTGATAAATAAGAATGAATATATTTGATATTTTAACTAATTTTGGAATCATGGAAACTACCATTGCAATGATTATAGGTCTTACCTTCAGAGATATGCTTTATAACCTTGCTGATGAATTTCTAGTTCCACTATTATTAATATTTTTTGGTATCAAAAAAACTATAAATGATATTAAGTTTACATATCATGGAACTGTTATGCATACTGGTATTATACTATTAGGTTTAGTTAGAACAATTCTAATTACATTTCTAGTATTAGGTCTGCTCAAGTATATTATTTATCCAGTTACTGAAGAAGTTATCTATAGAAGAAATGAAAGTAATAAAAAAATTATATGTGAACTTGAAAAATTAAATAAAGGTACTAGCAATTTGGGAACACAACTTCTTGAAATTAAAACAGAAGTCAAAGAACAAGTAAATCCAAATGTCCTATTAGGTAAACAACTTAAACCGCATTTTAATTAATTTTTTTATTCAATTGTCCCTATAGAACTACATTAAAAGTTATAATTAATCAAATGGTCATTATAATGGTCCTTAACACTACATTTAGCTAAATTAAAGGACCTTAAACAGATATTCTGGATATTCTATTTTAATTCTGTTTTATACACTTATAATTACTACTTACTTACTTACTTTTAAAATTTCAAAAAAGTAACTGGAAAAACTATTTTAATAATAGATCTAATCAAATAAAAAATCAAAACTAATCTAAAATAGTTTTTCCAGTTGTTTTGTTTTAATCGTTTTATAGTTTATAATTTTAATTAGTAATTTAATTATTTTTTCTATGTAAATAGCTTATTCTTTCAAATATATGTCTACTTTGAATGGATAACAATACATCACCTATTATCAATGAACCACATACTACACGAAACTTATTACCATACATACATGATAATAACAATACTACACCATATGTAAATACAGTTCTCAAATATACTTTCCATACCATATCTAATTTGAAGTACTTCATTCCAAATACCCATATAACCAGTCCACATAATATCTTAATATATATTAATGGCATTACGCCATTCATAATCATAATTGCAATGAAGGTTCTTATTAATAAACATACCATGTGAGTTCCTATATTGTGATTCTTTACAATTGTGGTAGGGTCGCCAAATTCTTTTAATATTTTAGTCATCTTAATCTAACTAAATAAAAAAATTAATATTAACAAGTTTATTTTTTTATTTAGTTAAATTAAGTATTAAATAAACATGGATACACCAAATAATTCCACAATAGTACCTCAAATGAAAACAGACAATAATTATCCACCTGAGAAACCATCTAAAATTGTTATGCGTTCTAAAACACTTAAACGTGTTAAATCACTACTTAAACAATCCAATAAAACATCAAATAAAAATGCAAAAAGAAATACAAAAAGAAATATTAAACATAACAAGAAGAATACTAAACTTAAAAATAACATTAAACCAACTAGCATTAAGAAAATTATAGATGAACCACAAACTAAGATTGAATGGGGTTTAGGTGTCGAACATGAATTTGTACTGACATTAGAAGGTATGCATAAAATTACCAATGCAATGAAACTACTTGAAACTCTAAATAATGAAAAACTAAACACACAACAAAAATCAGAATTACGTAAAATATATCAAAATAACAATGTTTTCTATATCATACCATATGTTGGTAAACTTGGATTTGATTTTGTTAATGTTGAACAAACTTCTGTAACTAATATTGCTATGTTTGAAATTAAAAACCTTAATTTTCATAATGTCACACTCAATCAATTACTAACTGAATTAGATGATCAAATGAATAAAGTTACTGAAAAAGTAAATGGGATATTAACTAATAAAATCAAAAAAGATGTTAAGGTCACACCTACACCATTTGGTGCCCATAATCTATTATTCCAAGATTGTGATGACCAAAATCAAAGATATGGTAATACTCAGTCTGGAAGTTTCGAATGTCTATCTAATAAACACTTAAAATATCAACCCGACTATACAGGTAGTTATCATTTCTGGATAACACTACCTCATTTCAATGATGATTCTATAGGAAATATTTATCATATCCATCAAAATGCTATTAACTTACTTCAAACAATTGAACCCTTATTATGTAGTTTATATGGATCATGTGACCCCAATATAGGTGAAGAAAGTGATAAGAAATTACTTAAAGGTTCTTTTAGAACTGCTAATAATAATTATGCATCTTTTGGTACTGTTCCACCAAGTATGTATCAACGTTCTACTGATTATTTTAGTGTTAATCCAATGTTTCAAAGAATGATTAAAAAAGAATATGTTAAATCCAAAAAAATGGATTTTAAAATGTATTATAACGATATTGTAAATACTGTTAGTAATAAAATAGATGTTCGTAAAAGACCAGCTTATATGAACTATTCTGATAGAAATAAATCATCTTATATTGGTACTGATTTTAGACGTAAACATGGTATTAAGGGATTTGAATTTCGTATTTGGGATCATTTTCCACAAAAATATCTTAAAAATTTATTAAAAGCCATCTATTTAATTTGTGTCTATGGTATAGGATTAAATAAACATAATTTTCAATTCAGTATTGAAAATCAAGATTGGAATAATTCAATGAGAGATGCATTAATGGAGGGTCATCAAATGAAAATTAGTAAAAAATATATTTCATTCATCCAAAAACAATTTAAAATGAAACTAAATGGTAAATTCACTGCTGAAAGTCTAATTAATAAAATCCTGGAGAATGTTTGGGATGTTGTTATGAAAACAGATAACTTAAAAGATACTTACATGTTAATGGTTGATGACGAAAAAAATAAAATTAAAATAGATAACATCAATAAGATGTCACAAAATTTTGCTAAGAAACAATGAGTTATATTTAACATATTTTATGATGTTTCATAACCATCTTTTATATATTGTATTCCATTTGAAAATTCAGTGTCCTCAAATTCAGATGATGTCCTAATCTTATTAACTTCTCTCACATCACGTCTGAGTAAAGATGTCCTATTACAACGAATCGTAATTTTTGGACAACAATAAGAACACCATCCTGGTTTACCACGATTGAAACCAGTCCTATTACGTTTTCTTTTAGGTGGTGGTGAACATGTTCCAGTTCTAAACCCAGGAATTTCATTGTCAGTCGGGTAGTCTACAACATTACGACTCTTTCCATCCAGAAGATTTCCTATTATTAATGAATTACTCATATGATATATTACTCCTGAATTCTTACTACCATATTTAATCTTAGATTTTTCTACGATCTTTCTTTTATATCTTGAACGACCACGACTTTTATCGTCATATTCTGACATTTCTAAAGAACGATAAATAGTATTTCTATAAAGAAGTATTTTATATCAATTTTATAAAACACTATCAAGCAAATACTTAATTTTATTTCCAGGTTCACGAATATAAACTAAATGTTAAATTCACTGCTGAAAGTCTAATTAATAAAATCCTGGAAAATGTTTGGAATGTTGTTATGAAAACAAATAACTTAAAAGATAATTACATGTTAACGATTGATAGCGAAAAAAAAATGTATGTACAACATCGATGTTTTTTGTTTTTTTAAAACTACTTTTTATCAATATTTTTGTTTTTAGATACAATACATAGAAACAATTTACATAAACTAAATAACGTTGAAGACAATTTATTCTACATCATCATTTTGCGGGAATAGTTCATCTTCCAATTGACCTGATTTAGCCAACTGGTTCCAGTACTGACATTCATCACGAACTGAAATGGAACGTTGACGAAAACTTCTTCTTTGAGGCTTCTTGGGCAACTTCTGTATAGTTGATTTGCGAAAGCGTTCAGCTAGTAGACTTCCGTCTTGACTAGTTGAATCGTTCACTCTCGCATGTCGTTGAAGTTTCTCAGTCTTGAGAAAATTTCTCTTTCTTTGGTTTGGGCCCTTTCGATTCTGAAATTGTTGGTCGTCATTGCGATCCTCATCGTCAAAATCACAAATAGAGCCATTGCTAACAAATTTGGTCTGTAGTTCTAACATTAATTCATTATAAAGTGATCTTTCTGCAACGAAGTCAGACCAACCATACCAAAAGTCTTGACGGGGTAAAGTGGGGATCGCCATATTTGAATTATGTAATTCAAATGTATTAGAAAAATAATATATGTTTTAACTATTAATAAAATTCAATTTTACGATACACTATCAAGCAAATACTGAACTTTATTTCCAGGTTCACGAATATATACTAAATTTAATGGTGAATCTGAATCAACTATATAGAAACCAAATCTAACCAATTGTATAATCATACCTTTTTTAAGATAAGATATATTATTACTTAAATACAATATATGTTCTTTCTTTGAATTAGAATTGATAAAATTATCTACATTATCATCCTTATTAATAGATGGTTTCGTTAAAATATAATCATAATATGTTGTCTTAACTGTAGGGATTGTAATTGTTTCTTCAAATGTTAACCAAGATATTTTCCATGGAATATCCTTAAAATGAAACTCTTTATTATAACAATTAGTATAGATTATCTTTTTATCAATATCAATCTTGGTTGCAGTCAATACACGAAAATTAAGTAAATATAAAAGTTCACCTTCTTTAATTAATTTGGCATCAGCATCATCAATTGCAATAATATCTGATATGTTAATCTCTTTATTACCAAGTATTCCTTTTTTGTCTTTTGGGGACCAGGGGACATTTTTTTTAATATTCTTTTCTTCATTCGGTAAATCTGTAATAATTAACTTCCAAATATTACTTGATAACGCTCTTACTCGCATAGAAATTGTATCAATTGTTTTACGATTAATATTGAGTAACTTGTCCCACTCTTCTATACCATTACTATTTGTTGTACCATGACTTGTAAAATATGTATCCCAACTTGATGGGAGAATACCTTTACGAATCTCAGCACTTAGAGTGTCAAGTCGAGGATCATCCCAACTATCAATTACTTTTTTCTCAATCAGTTCTCTAATCTTTCTCTTAGAAAGGAGACTATATTCCAATACAAATCGTGAATAAGATTTGTATGTAACAGACTTAAAATTTGGCAATTTCTTAAAGACCCATTTCATTAAATCATTTTTGTCTGTAAATTCGTTAGTTCGCTGCGCTAGTGTAACACCATCAAGACTATCTGCAATAGGACATGCCATATCATAAGTGGGATATATACAATACTTATTACCAGTACGAAAGTGTGAATCAGAATTATAACGATAAGCTATCGGGTCACGTAAAGCTGAATTTGGACTATTATAACTAATTTTGAAACGAATTACACACATTGGTAGTTCACCATTCATAAACTTATGCCATTTAATAATATTTTCTTCTACAGAAACATCACGAAATGGACTAGGTGTTAACTGATTTCTTTGTTTTGAAATCTCATCACTGGGAGATTCATCAACATATGCATCACCATTTTTAATAAGTGTCTCCATACTAGTTAACATTATATCAAAGTAGTCAGATGCATAGCTAGGATTATCACCATTCTTAAAACGTGTTAAAAGACCATATGTTTTTAATGCTGATATAATAGAATCAACATATTCTTGTTTAGAGTTAGTTGGATTTGTATCATCAAAACGTAGAATAGTACTACCTTTACTTTTAATAGCTGTATTTAGATTAGTGTAAATTGCTTTTAAATGTCCAGCATGAGGATAACCAGATGGTTCTGGTGGAAATCGTGTTACAATGGGTTTAAAATTCTTAGGCATTGTTAAAGGATTAAAAAATTAAAAAAATATACTTAAAATATAATTTAATCAATTTTAAAGATTTATATTTTAATCTTCTTATTACCCAATAACTTTTGTGTACCTGTATAAATAATAGGTTCAATATTCTGCATCTTTTTATTTACATAATGATTAATATTAAACATATTAACATAACTTTTAATATGTTCATAATTCTTTTTAGAAAGTCTTAGTTTATTATCATCATTAAACTCACATATATCATTCATTCTATTCTCTATTAAATCTATCATTAACTCTTCTTTAGGTACCTGGATAAATTTTTCAGAATCTACATCATAAATATAACCATTATTTTCATCCATTGCAATATTATGAAACTGAGGATATTTCTTATTAAAATGAACATGTTTTATCATTTCTTCTAAGGCTTCATTCTTTTGTTTTAATATATTAACTTGTTCTTGAAGAGTTAATACATCCGTTAGATTTTCATTTCCTAAAGAGATAGTAATATTATTTGTATTATGACTATTATTTGGATTATAACTATTGGTTGTATTATGACTGTCATTTGGCATATTATTCTGATTACCACGAATTTGATTTTGCGGTTGCAGTGAAGAATTATTTTCTGTTAGAAAATTAAGAATCGAATCAGTTTTATTATTTTGGATTGCAACTTTTGAAACATCTACAACTTTCTCTACAACATTATCTAAATTAACACCTAAATTACTTTTATAAACTGGTTCAACAACTTTCGGAATTGGAAGTTCTTTGCAAATTTTTTTATGTCTATTCATATTAGATTTATTTACAAACTTTTTATTACAATATAAACAACTTAAAATTACTTTCTTATTAATTGATTTATGAACTTTTCTACCTTCATGGTATTTTTTTTTGTGATTCCATAAACTATTCTTAGTTGAATAAAATTTATTGCAAACTTCACAATAATATTCCATTATATATTATATAATTTGATAACCTCTTATACACAAATAAAGACTAACTTTTTATGTACCATTTATTACTATTTTATTATTATTTCGGTTTTATTACTGTAAATGAAATTAAAGACTAACTTTTTATGTACCATTTATTACTATTTTATTATTATTTCAGGTTTATTAAGGTAAATGAAATTAAAGACTAACTTTTTATGTACCATTTATTACTATTTTATTATTATTTCAGGTTTATTAAGGTAAATGAAATTAAAGACTAACTTTTTATGTACCAATTATTACTATTTTACTATTATTTAAGGCTTATTGTATTTTATAATTTCAGAAAACAAAGAATTTTTTTTTTTGAAATTAGGATCTGGTTTGCTAAAAAAAAATGTACAGTTACGATCCATTTTGACTAACGATTCATTTTGTCTGATCTCAAATTTTTATTAAATTTTGAAAACCCCTGGAAATTATTTTCTATTGCAAATTTTAATTTTTAATTTTTAAGGTTTAGTTGTAGATACAAAACTAGAGTTATAATTTTTATAAATGGAAATGATTTAAGAACTATTTTATGAATTTAAGTTATATGGTAGCTATATATGTACTTAAGTTAACAAATAATAAATATTATATTGGTAAAACAAACAACCCAGAATTTAGAATAAATAATCATTTCAATAATTCTGGTTCTAAATGGACAATGAAATATAAACCAATTAAAATCGTTAAAATATTTAAAAATTGTGATGACTACGATGAGGACAAATATACCCTTAAATATATGAATCAATATGGTATTGATAACGTTAGAGGTGGTACCTTTACTCAAATAAAATTGACAGATTCACAAAAGGATTTTATTAATAGTATGATTAATGGTGCAAATGATAATTGTTTTATTTGTGGTAAATCTGGTCATTTTGTATCTAATTGTCCCGATAAATATAAAAGAAATGATAAAGAACCAGAAAATATTAAAAATGATAAAGAAGATGAAAATAAACCCCAAAAGACTGACTGGAAAAATAATAGTTATACAAAACTTTTTGTTAATGGAATTAATATATTAAATAATTTATTTTCCAGTAATAAAAACAAAAATCAAAATAATACTATACCGAAAAATGATGATAAAGATTGGTATATTGTATCAAAACCTAAAAATAAAAAAGAAAATATGAATTGTTATCGATGTGGTAGAACAGGTCATTTTATAAATGAATGTTACGCGAAGTATCATATCAAAGGTTTTATTATTAAAAATAAAAAGAAAAAATATGATACTTTTAACCAAGTTATTGAAGAAATTCAAACCCAAGGTATCTGTTTAATTGATTAATAAAAAATAATTCATACATATTATTTCATATCTAAAACAAAACAACTGGAAAACTCTTTCCTCGTTTCATCCGTTAACTAAAGTTAACTGGAATAATAATTTATATCTTGTTTTGATTTTTTATTTTAATGGATCTAATTGGAATAAACTTTTCCAGTTGTTTTTAAAAAATAATAAAAATAAGTAAATCGTAATTATAAAGATTTTAAACAGAATTAAAATAAGATATCCAGATTATATGTTTAATTAATTAATAACTTTTACCAAATAGTGTATAACTCGAACACATTTCATTACATTTTGGATTAATACATTTCATGTTTTTATCCTTTAATTCTAATAGATTTTGTTCAAAAGGTACACATAATGTCTTAACACCTTGATATAATTCACCTAAATCTGTTAACTGTTCTTTTAAAATATTTTCACATTCAACTTTACCACAAAATGGTGATGCAATCATTTTTTTATTTTCAACACATGACTTAAATTCTATCCATTCAACCACAGTTTTTAAAGAGTTTTCCAGTTTGATAATTGAATTATTATATAACATATTTTCAATCTTAAACAGATTATCTACAATGACACTTCTAAACTCTTCAAATGTAGGAATATCATATGGTATTTTCTCTCCACTAACACGATTAACGATTGTACATTTATTATTTTCTAATTCACGAGGACCCAGTTCAATTCTAATAGGAATACCTCGCATTTCCCAATAATTATATTTGAAAGGTGGTGTATAATTATCACGAACATCTGCATGACATCTTATTCCCATTACTTGATTTATCATATCCTCATATTCTAAACATTTTGAAAATAACTTTTCTTTTACATCCTCTGGTGTTTTTTTATTTAATCCTGTAGGAACAATAACAACTTGATAAAAGGCTACTTTAGGAGGTAAAACCATACCTATATCATCTGCATGAGTCATAATTAATGCACCAATACTTCTAGTAGTAACACCCCAAGATGTTTGATAAACATATAAATGATTCTTTTGTTGTTCTGGATCTTCATATACAATATTAAACATTTTAGAGAAATTTTGACCTAACATATGAGAGGTTGCTGCTTGAATACCTTTTCCAGTTTCAGGAATAAAAGCTTCAACTGTAGTTGTAAAATCACTACCTGCAAATTTTTCATTTAATGTCTTTCTACCAGATATGACTTTAATACATAACATTTCCTTATAGAATTTTTCATATAATTCAATACTATCATATACTTGTTTCTCGGCCTCTTCATATGTTTGATGTGCTGTATGACCTTCTTGCCATAAAAACTCACGACTCCTAATAAATGGTGTCGGATTCTTAAACTCCCATCTAACAACATTATTCCATTGATTAATCTTTATCGGTAAATCACGATGAGTTTGTAACCATTTTGCAAAATAAGGATACATACTTGTCTCACTTGTAGGTCTTATTGCTAATTCATTTGATAAGATTTTATTACCAGCTTTTGTTACCCATGCAACTTCCACTGAAAAATCTTCCAAATGTTCTTTTTCTTTTTGAAGAGATTCCTTGCTAATGAATATCGGAAAATATGCATTACGTACACCATTCTTTTTGAAGTGTAAATCTAAATAATCTTTAATATGTTCCCAAATTTCGTATGAATTTGGTCTTAAAACATAACAACCACTTACATCATGATAATCAAGTAATTCTGCTTTTGTAAGAACCTGATGATACCAATCTGCAAAGTCTTCTGATTTTTTAGTAGTTAAACCCAATAATTTTTGTTTTGGCATTATAAATAAATAATTATTATAACAATTATAACACTAAATCAATTTTAATGTTAATAATATTAAGATTAACACTTGGAAAAGTTCTATTGAAATACAATAAATTTATATAAACTAAAATATTTTTTATTTATTAAAAAACAATATAATATAGTATTTTAACAACTGAAAAATAACTTTGTATTGAAATCTATTATAGTTGTTGAGAATTCAACTAAAAATTCTGTTATTAATAGTATAAGTATGGAATCTAAAAACAATCCAAAGAGTCACTCTAAATCAAAAAGTAAATCGTTAACTAAAAGTAAAAGTAAATCACCAACTAAATCACAATCAAATAAGAAAAGTAAATCAAGAAATAAAAGTAAGAGTCGTTCCAAGTCATCAACTAAATCACAATCAAATAAGAAAAGTAAATCAAGAAATAAAAGTAAGAGTCGTTCCAAGTCATCAACTAAATCACAATCAAATAAGAAAAGTAAATCATCAACTAAATCACAATCAAATAAGAAAAGTAAATCAACAAATAAATTAAATAATGATAGAATTAGTTTATTTAGACCATCTATTGTTGAAAATTATGAAATTAAAATAAATGACAAAAATAATATAAAATATACATGGAATATTAAAAAGGATAATAAAGAAGAAATATTTTATAATTTTCCAGCTGATATGTTAGTCGAAAATATATACCATCTTCAAAAATTAATGAATTATATAGCTAAATCAAAGAATATTGTCATTAAAGACAATCAAGTCTATCCAAATAAAGTACTAGAAAACTTCTATTATCTTAAAAAATCATACAAAAAATATTCCCCATTAGGTGAAATGATTCGTACTGAATATATTGTAAAAAATAACATTGAACTTAAAGCATTTCCAGAATCATATATTAGAACTAAAGGTAAAGATAATCTAAATGTAGTTAATAGTATTTTATACCATCGTTTTGTATATCACTCTATGACATTACATTATTTATATATTATTGATAAATACAATTTGGTTCCTCTCAAATTCAAAGAAAATTTTAAAGTGTTAAATATATCTCATCATTTGGGGTTTGCAGAAGCATGTATTTTCAAGTATATTAACAGTACACATGAACAACTCCTAAATGACATGATACAATCTCAATTACTTACATTTGTATTTAATGGTGAATACAAAGACTATGATACCAAGTCTATGTCTAAGTTGTATGAATATGACAACCTGGAAGAAGTTAATAATATTTGGTCATTAGATGAATTAGATGATAAAATTCAAGAACTAAGTGATAAAGATTTATGTTTTATTGATTCACATATTTTATTACCGAATTATGGTATTATCAGAACTAATTATAATCATATGTTAATGTTAGGTAATCTGATTTTAGCATTAGGTACATTAAATAAAAATGGTAATATGTTGATGTCTTTATCAGGTTTATCAAGTAAATTTAGTCAGGATTTACTCTTTATAGTATCTAGATACTTTGTAGATGTAGAGATTTTTAAGACAGAAATTCAAGAACCACATTACAATACTATTTTGATAGTTGCTAAAGGTTTCCAGACAATAGAAAATGAAAACTTTTTAGTTGATATGCAAAAAATGAAAGAATTATATCAAGAAATGTATAATAACGATAATACTGGTGGTCTGGATTATGTCCCTAATCAACCTAAACTGGAAAAACAGTTAGATATTGTCCATATCAAATCCAAGTATGTTTATTATAATTCAATATTGGATGTAGAAGATTCATTGGTTTATCCACAAATTAATACATTCTTACAATTTAAATTAACTAATTACAATGATTTTATTAATAATCTAGATTTTTACTACAAAAATATACTACCAAATCGTGAAAAACATAATAGAACACAAATGTTACATACACATAAATCGATTCAATTGGCTAATTATTTAGATTTACGAATTAATCCATTACTTGATATTAATCATATTCAAATAGATTTAGTTAATGATATTTATAGAAACTTATATGGTCTTGATAATACTGTTTATTACAAGTTTAGATTATATGAAAAATCACTCAAAATTAGAAAACCAAAACTAGATACTTCTAATAGATATTTATTAGAACAAGTATTAAGAATGGAAAATGCAACTAGAGTCTTTGATACTCGTCGTATTGAAAATTATGATAAATTAAAGAAACATCTTAGATTTTATGAGAAATCATTAAATAAAATGTTAATGAATAAATTTAACATGGGTATTCCAATTAAAGGTGGTAAAACAATTACCCATCCATCAAGAGCTTGGATTAAAATGTATGAAATTGCAGAAATAACTAAATTAATACCCAGAAAAGCTGATAAATTCAAATCATTATGTTTTTGTGAAGCACCTGGTAACTTTATCTTAGCTATTAATCATTTCGTTAAAACTAGAACTGATATTAAAAACTTTGATTGGATTGCTCAAAGTTATAATCCTAATACTGATTCAGGTCGTGATTTTCATGTTTTAGGTGATGATTATGATTTAATGAAAAAATATCCAGAAAAATGGGATTTTGGTCCTAAAAATACAGGTGATGTAACTGATTCCGATAATATTAAATATTATGGATCGGTTTATGACGATGTTGATCTTTTGACATCTGATTGTGGTACTGATTGGAGTGGAGATGATTTAATTAGTTCTAAATTAATGTACGGTCAACTATTATTTGTTCTCAATAATCTTCCAAAAGGTAAGAATTTTGTTATTAAATATTATATACCCTTCATTCATTATCCAGCCCAGTTAGCATTATTCTACATAATTTATCAATCATTTAAAGAGGTATCTTTTTATAAACCATTACAAAATGCATGGTCACATGAATTCTATTTGATTGGTAAAAATTATAAAGGATTAACAGGAGAACAATTGGAACCATTATTTGAAATTATGGATAATTATAATCCATATATGTCACCTATTGATTTAAGTAAATTACCAGAGGAATTTATGAAACAAATAGAAAAAGTATCTAAAGATGTAGTTGATAGATTTGTCTTCTATATTGAAAGATATATCTATTATCTTGATGTTATTGAAAGTGGAAAAAAACCAAACTATGATGTTGTAGATAAACATATTAATATCAGAAATATAGAGTGGATTAAGGAATTTAAAATAAAAAAGATTAATAACAAAGATAAAATGTAATTTATTATAAACTCTTATTAATTATTTGTCGAACAGTCGTAAATAGACGAGGATCTATAAATAATATTCTATGACCACTATATAATATATGAGTGTTATCTTTATCATTTATACTGGCTTCATCACGATAAACACAACCATCAAAATTATTACTAATAGGGATTGATGTTGTAATTGTATGAATTGGATGTGGAGGTACTTCTAATTTAGATTGTGTCATATTAAGTAGATCTTGAAAAACTTGTCTGCGAAAGAATCTGAAAATATAAGGAATATAATAATCTAATGTACCTATAAATCTAGCACCCTTCAATGGAGATACAATTGTAATTAATTTTTTAATATTCCATCCTTTTCTATGAAGGTTTATACCAACTACACCTCCAAGACTTTGACCAATTACAATAATTTCCTTAGATTTATTAACTACTTTTTCAATTTGTTTATCTGCATTATTAATACAATCAGATATTTTACAATTATTATTATAATCTACAATATAAATATTATTAAATCCATTATATTGTAAACTTAATTTTAATGGTATAAGTGTCCATGAAAATCCACCTGCACCGTGTAATAATATAATAGGTATATTTTCCATAATATATATTATTAATAAAAAATATTTAAGCTTATTAAGTTCGTTTATAATTAATTATGACATTTTATCAAAAAAATAATATATATATTAATAATTATAAAATGAAAAACAACTCCAATAAGAAAACCCATCTTATAATAACTAGTATTGCTGTTTTATTATCAGCTGCATGCCTTGTATTATTTATGAAAGCAAATGTAATAAAATTTAATCATGAACTTATGCCTAGTGAAAAGAAATATAATCTTAATCAATTATTGGAAGATGATAAAGATACTTATAACAAAGTATTCATTAGTCTATTAATTACACTATCTAGTAATGTAATATGTTTACTGGTATGTTTATTCGCTAAACCAAATAAATTAAGTAAAATAATTAAATATATCACTTATATTATAAACTTAGGTACTGCATCATTGCTTATTTATTATATGTCTCAATTAAAAGATTCTTTTGATATTATAACAGACCAAATTAATAATTACCAAGGAATGTATATAAATACTAATGGATTTACTTTATTATTTATATTAACAATGATAAGTTGTGGTTATAATTGTGCTTATACATTATTCTATATTTTTACTAAAATGTAAATTAGAATTTTTTATTATTTTCTCTCTATAAATACTATATTTTCTATTTTAAATAATATAAATATCAATCTTATCATTTTTAAAAAAACACAAATTTAAAATAATGGGTATATTAATTCTCTTTTTAGTAATATTCCTGCCTATCTATTTACAATTATAAAGAAAAAAAATAATAAATCTAGTAATTCACATTCTAATTCACTTCCTAAACCAGTTGATTTATCTTGTACTATAGGAGATGATGAAATTACAAGATTAATTGTTACATATGAAGATAATAGATATATTCAAGTTCTAGCTAATAGTTTTGAAAGAATAAATGATACAAACCTAAATAACTTTGTAAAAGAATATCGTAATTTCTTTAATGTTGAACCATTTATTGTATTATTCCATCTTAGCTCTATACTAGATAAGAAATGTATTGGATATATAAATGTTGAAAAATATTTATTAAATGTATTAATGAGTATACCACAATTAAATTAATTTTTTATTAAAAAAACTCTTCTTCTTCTACAGCAAATACATATGACATAAATATAATAATATTTAGTAATACTAATGATATAGACAAGATAAAGATGGGTACCATAAATTCTTGTGATTTGTTTTTTATTAAAATAATGAATATAATCATAATTATACTAAATACAAAGTTTAGTATAGTTAAAATAAATCCAACTATTTCTAGTTTAATTCCAGTATTAAATTTTTTATCTATGATATCTTCTCCATAGTAAGCCATTATCATTATTGTCATTATATTTACCATATTAAATATAGTAATAATTTTAAGTCTAATTGTAGTTTCGTCTGGTTCTTCTAATGAAGACAATAAACCAATATTAGTACCACATAATGCAAAAGCTATAATAGTTGTTATTGTAAATACTAAACCTCCATTTGATTTTAATGGCATTTTACTATATAAATTAATAAAAGAAAATAACAGTAAAATTAATGTTTAATATATATTTAAAACTAAACCATAATTTAGACATGTTTTATCTAAGATAACAATACATTTTGTCTAAAATATAATATCAATTACAATTTCTAAATATATTTTTAATTATATATTTGACAATAAAATTTATATATATATGTATAATTAATAATTACTCATCTAACATGATTAATTATCTTAAAAATAAAATCTATAATGCATCATCGACTATTTCATTTATAATTAGAAATATGAAAGGATATATGAATGAAAAAAAAGATGAATTCGCAACAGAAGTCCCTAATATTAATAATATTATTAAGAATGCAAATAGAAATAATATGCAATTATTATTTGGAGGCAGTCATCCTTTAAGTAAATTATTAATAAATAATCAAGAATTTGAGGTAAACGATACAGATATTTTTATATATCCACCAGAAAATGAAGATATGAATAAAAACACTACATCATTAATGGAATCTTTAAAATTTTGTTTAAATAACCACAATATTGATATATTTAATAGTCAAGTTATAATTAAAGAAAATATAAATAAATTAGGGTCTAATAAAGTATATCTAGAGTCAATAAATAATACTTTAATTGAATTACCTATATCTATAAAATACACTAGATATTATAATAATAAGGGTATATTAAGTGAGGAGATAGAAGAAATAGATGATACAATATTAGGTACAATAAATATGTTATGTGATAATAAAAAAATTCAATATATAATATGTTCAAATAATAATAACAAATATAAATCATTAGATAATTGGTATTTTAAAGTATCTGATTTACCAGTGTGTATAAAATGTGATAAAAGTGGTGAACTAAAATATTGTATTGATCCATTGGTTTCGTATGCAGATATGAATGAATTAATAATAAATAACAAGTTTCCAAAAAATAAGAAACCTCTTCATAAGGAAAGAGTTCTTAAATATATAGAAAAAGGAATGTTATTTTAACTAATTAAATAAATCTAATTTACTTCTAGTTTAATATAATTATCAAATTTTTTTATTTATAATACTTTGACAATAAATAATGTAATATTAGTACCATATAAGTTGAATTTAATGGTATTTTTATTATATAAATTAAAATAAAAAATAATTTATTTTTTGTTTATTTGTTTAATTACTTATTTGGATTTGTTCATTAATTTACCAGAGCAAACTACAATAGATATAATACTAGTTAATAAAGCAAATGCACCAGTTATATAGAATAATGCTTTAGATGCAGAAATAGTTCCTTTATTGAATACAACTGGTATTCTATCTAATTTTTCAACATTGTTAATTAAATATCCACAGACTCCTAAGATACCAAATGAGAAAAGTAGACAAAGTAAAGAACTTAATTTATTACCAAGGAAGTGTTTTAAGATATGACATGTAACCAAGTTAGCAAGACATAAACCTCCAATAAGAACTAAAGGCATAAATACTTTAATATCAAGACTATTGCCAACTTTGGATAATTTAACTCCATCTTTTGTAACATTAACTGCCTTCATAACAATAAGTGAAGCAACAGCTAATAACATTGTAATTAAATTAATAAGGGTATTGATACCGACTTTCATTTATATAATTTATAAATATAAAAATTAAACTCATTTTTTATTTTATAATTAATTATATAATTAATGATATAATTATTTAAATAAGTAAAGGGTATAATGGAGCGAATTGTTATAATTGATATGATAATAATATATTTTAGAATGTAAAAAAAAAGTGGAATATCTGGAAAATTAAATTATAGTTTTAGGTTTAATTTATGAATATTTATATGAATTATGAAATAAAATAAAATGGAAAAGATACTATTTGTAGAAAATCATGTTTTTTATTGATTTTGGATAATTTTTGGATATCCTTGTAAAAAATAATTTAAAATTTCCGATATATTTTTTTCTAATTGAAATAAAAAAGAATGTAATTTATAAAAAACAATTTCGAAATCCGTTGTAAATTACAATGGTATTTTTAAAATGTATGTGTTAAGAAAATGTATGTAAAGTGTTAAAAAAAGATTTCCGAAAAATAATTTTCTGGTAAAAGGATATACCTTTTTAAAATCATAAAATGGGAGGAGGCTTAATGCAACTCGTCGCTTACGGTGCCCAAGATATCTATCTTACAGGCAACCCACAAATTACATTCTTCAAGATTGTATACCGTCGTCACACCAACTTCGCTATGGAATCAATTGAACAAACCTTTAATGGTAATGTTGACTTTGGAAAGAAAGTCACAGCTACTGTTTCACGTAATGGTGATTTAATGCACCGTGTATACTTACAAGTAACTTTACCACAAGTTTCCACTGGAGCTTCTCAAGCTTTCAGATGGTTAAATTGGATTGGTCATGTTTTATTAAAAAATGTTGAAGTTGAAATCGGTGGTCAAAGAATTGACAAACATTATGGTGATTGGCTCCATATCTGGAATGAACTTACTCAAACCCCAGGTCACCAATCTGGTTATGCTAACATGGTTGGTAATGTACCAAGATTGACTCAAGTTATCAGTGGTAATGCTGGTACAGTAACTGATTGTGACAGTACAGCTTGTATTCCAGAAACTGTTTTATTTGTTCCACTTCAATTCTGGTTTTGCAGAAACCCAGGTTTAGCTTTACCTTTAATTGCTCTCCAATATCACGAAGTTAAATTCAACCTTGAATTCCGTGCTGCTTCTGAATGTTATTGGGATAATGGTAGTGTTACCAGACCAATATTATCAGCTGGTTCATTATGGGTTGATTACATTTACCTTGATACTGATGAACGTCGTAGATTCGCTCAAGTATCTCACGAATATTTAATTGAACAATTACAATTCCACGGTGATGAATCTGTTAACGCTGTTAGCAATAAGATTAAACTCAATTTCAATCACCCAACCAAAGAGTTAGTCTGGGTTGTTCAACCTGACTCTAACGTTGATACAACTGCCACAGATGCTGTAGGTGGTCCACAATGGTTTAACTATACTGACCGTGTAGATGAAACTTACTTCTCTGGTACTCCACAAGATCCTCTTGGTGGAGGTATGGGTGGTGCTGCTGCTTTAGTTGGTAACTTTCCATATTCCTTACCAATGACTGGTGGAACTCAAATGAACACTGAAGCTGGTTACAGTTCACCAAGTGGTTTACAAAACTTAATTAACATTGCCAATGCTGGTAATGGTTCCCTTGCTAATAACGGTGGTATTTCAAATGCTAGTGGTATTGATGGTCTTGATTTCGCTGACTTATTGAATGGTGGTATTAATAACTCTACTGCTTGGAGAGGTGGTCTTCGTGTCTTCGACAAAGGTCAAAATCCAGTAGTAAATGCTAAATTAACTCTTAATGGTCATGACCGTTTCGCCGAACGTGTTGGTCGTTATTTCAATTTAGTACAACCATATCAACATCACGAGAATGTACCAGCTACTGGTATTAATATTTACTCATTTGCTCTCAAACCAGAAGACCACCAACCATCTGGTACTTGCAATTTCTCAAGAATTGATAACGCTACTTTATCCCTCAACTTGACTCCTAATGCCGTCAAAGCTAATCGTTCTTGCAAAATTAGAGTATATGCCGTAAATTATAATGTTTTGAGAATTATGAGTGGTATGGGGGGTTTGGCATATTCAAATTAAGAAGTCAAACAGACTTTACGAGGAGAACAAAAAATTATTTAAAAATAATTCGTTTACACCTCATTTTGATAAAATGCAATAATTAAATTTTAAGTATTTTTAAAATATTTTAAGTAATTAATTATAATGAATAAAAAAATCATTATAAAATTCATATTATTAAATTAATAAAACAAACAGACAAAATAACTTTTTAATTTTCTAATATATTTCTTGCTTTCTCTTTAAATTTAGATACAGCATTCCTATCTATGCTATATTCATTTGCAATACTTACTATAGATATTCCCATATTATACATAAATTTATTAACAATTTCTTCTTCTTGTTCTTTTGTATAATTCGCTTTTCTACCAGATGATTTTGCACTAGTATTTTTATATTTAATCGCTGTCTCTAATGTTATTTTCTGTTCTGGATATATTAATATATCAAAATCATATGTTCTAAACATCTTTTTATTCTTTGAGCACAAATTACTAACATATAATTTTTTTAAACTTAAATCATATTTATCATTAATATATTCAGTAATTTCACCTGAATTCATTTTAGGTTTTAATTTTAATATTTCAATATATTTTTTTGTTGTTATACCATTACTTATTCTATTTTTATAAGATTTCTTCCATTCACTATATTCCTTTTTAATTTCTTTATTATTTTTTATTATAGAATCATATTTTTTGTCTAATTCTGAAAATAGTTTGTCATAATTATTTTGTTTTTCTTTTTTATCTTCAATACATTTATTATATTCATCATCAGGCATATCATTGTATACAAATTCCTTATGTTTAATCTTTGCTGCCGTTGATGTATCAATCTGAAGAACCTCTGCAATTTCTTTTATAGTTATAGATGGTTGATTTTTAATCAGACGATAACCAATTTTTATTTGTTCATCTGATATTTTCCTATTTTTTCCTTTACTTCCTTTTGGAGTAGATTTAATAGTTTCAAGATATTCATCATAACTTATTTTAGTATCTGATGTAAACTCACACTTAAATAATTTATTACGACCAGACCATAAATTTTTAATCTGTTCTTTAGATATTATATTACCATTCTTTCTCTTTAATTTCATTTCATATATATCATTTTGTGTATGTTTACCTATTTTCTTCATATTTATTATATCAATTGCTGTATCGAAATCAAACTGTCTTTTATTTATTGTATTTGTAAATTTAATTAATTGTTCCTTGTCTTCACCAAATAACTTTAATTTTTCAGTGGTTTCTTCTTTATGTTTTTCTTGTATATACTTATATTTCTTTACAAATCCAGATATTCTATCATATGTTGGAACTATAATACCTTTTTTAATATTATTTACAGTACCAGTTCCTACATTAAATTTGTTTCCAATTTTTGTTATATTATCTTCTTTTTCTAGTTCTATTCTTATTTTTTCTATATTAATATCACTAACTTTGACATTTACACCTTTAAATAAATGAGTAGTTGCAATTTTATCACCTATATTATTTGTATCATTATTATTATGTGATTTATTTAGTGAACAATTAGACCTCTTATGTCTATTTAATGAATCCTTTACCAAAAAAGTTCCACATTTATTACATTTAACATATACATTTATAATCTTTGTATCCTTATATATTACAGACTTCAAACCTTTTGTTTTTTCTTGATTAACACTATTATATTTTGATAACATTTTACCTGTCACTGTACTAGTTTTATGCTTATCAAGATGTATTTCGCGATAATATTTTATTTTGTATTCATTAACTTCAGGTGAATTAGTAATTGACTTTAACTTATATAATTCTTTAAATAAGTCAATTTGTAATCTTTTAACAACAAAATATCTAATATTATCATTCAAAAACTTTTTGATTTTGTTATATGTTATTAATAAATATGAATCAATATATTCATTATCTTTATTTAAATCCTTATGAATACTACCTAATCCAAAATATTCTTTAATTTCATGTAAAACAGTTGGATGTTTCATTTGTGATATTTTTAGACTACCATTTGTCATTACCTTATTATTTTTAGTATCAACACGAATACAACCTTCTGCGTCAATTAGACCACATATATAAGTATGATTAATTCTGTCTTTTAATATTGGTATATAATGTGTTTTATTCAATTCTGATATTTTTTTCATGTACTCATTTTTTTTAGTAGTATTTTGTGTTCGTATTAATGATGTATATTCTAATCCTAATTTTGATTGTTTATGTTTAATTACTAAAGTATTTTTAATAAATTCTAAAACTTCCTTACATGTAGCACCAGTAAATCTCAAAACATAACATTTTCTCCTGATGGGTTTAAAATTAATTAATTTATCATTTTTATTATTATTATTATCATTTTCTATATGTTTTATTTTTTCTAATAATTCATTAGAAATATCAATATTCTCTATATCAGAGCTTAAATATATATTTCCAGTATATTTGAAATGTTTATTTATTAATAGTAATATATCTATATTACATTGAGCTATAGCTATTTGTAATGATAATTTTTCGGTTATATAAATTGAACCATCTCCATCAATAAAGCCAGCTAAATAACTTGGATCTAAAATATATTTTCTAAATAAATTATTTATTGGAATAACTGTATTATTTATCTTAAAATTTTCTACCTTAGTACGATTTATTTCATTAAATCTTTTTTGAGTCAATGCATTCTTGATATTACACATATATTCCTTTACATATTTGTTATGCTCAATATTTTTTAACATTTTATTTATCTCAACTGTTTTAATTAAATTATTGTTTTTTTCTTGTTTTAGATATTGTTTGATTGCATATTTTTGTTTCCATTCTTTTGTAATATCATTTATACTTTTAAGGTCCAAAGTATACGTATTATCTATACCATTGTAATATTCTTTATAATTATTTATCATATGATTTATGTATACACCGCGTTTCATTTTTTCCTGTGTAAACTCATTATTGATACCCAAGTATTTTGTTAATTTATCCATTAAAAATAGCTTGTTATATGATTTATTTGAAACATATTTTTTATAGTAAGCTCTACATTTCTCATATAGTTCATTTGGAATATCTCCAACATTAATACCTTTTGTATAACCTATAAAATTTAAACCATCAACATCACTATATTGACATGATTTACCTTTTAATGAAGTTGTTAATACAGATAGATAATTAAAGCCATATCTATTACAAAATAATTGATTGACTTCTCTTGAAAATGTTAACATCATTAATAATTTTCCTAAATTTGTATTCTTGGCAAAACCCTGTAAACCTATACATGTCCTTATATTTACTACATTATATAAATTCTTTCTTAATTGTTCTTTGGACCATCCTATATCTTTATCTCTTGGTGTATTTTTTTTATGGTCTGAATCAATTGATAATACACCAACATATTTCTTTGTAGCTCTATCCCTTACTAAGAGTCTCATCTTAATACCACCATTTTTGTTATTTCCCGTAGAAGAACTTTGATGAATTCTAAAGTAATTCCATAGATCATTTAATTCTTTATAATTGTCTTTTCTTCTTCCAGGTAACAATACTATTTCAGGTTCAAAATCAGTTAATCCTTTATATGAAAAATTATTGTAAATTTCATTTTTATAATCATTGTCTGAAAATAGTTGTTTTGACTGATGATTTAATATTTCAGTCGTCTTACATTTTATTACTGCTTTTTTATTATTTGATGATTGAAGTTTAAAATGCTTCAATAATGCTTCAGTTATTTCAATTGTTTCATTTGTATATTCTGATTCTTCTATATCATCATTTAACATATTATCTATATCATCAAATATGATATCTTCATCTTCCATTATGATTTTTTTTGTTTGTAATTTATTTGAGTCGAGAATTGACATAACTATATATCAATTTTAATGTTTATACTACTTTAAAGATAGGTGTATACGCAGTTAATTACAATGTATATTTTTTAATACATTTAAATTGTAATTAAATTCTAAGTATTAATTATCTTTGTTTATTTTCTTTATTTTTAAGACTATGGTTTACAAAAAATTCATGTTTGATGTGGATGGGTTCATTTAAAATCACCTTATATTTAAATAATAAAATGTATATTTTTTTTAAAAACTAAAAAATATTATTTCATAAGAATTAATATATTAGTAATAAAATAATACTTGATTTAGATAATTAACTAAAGGATACATGTATTGATCACATAAATGATGATAAAAATTGAATAATAATAAATTATGATAAGATTGATAATCATAAATAAAATTTAAAGAGTATAATTAATGCAAAATAATAATCTTAAAAAAATAGAAAAGTCATATAATAATGAATGTATTAAAGTTGTTAAAAAAATAAAATTGATATATATACCTAATAATTATTAATTTAATATTCAATAAAATTATAAATAATGCCTAATAATTGTGATTGGGGAAGACCATGTGATTGTTATGAATGCAATTCATGTAAAATATGTCATACTAGAATGAATATAAAATATAAAAAAAATGGTCCAAGAGGAGGATTAAATGATATTTCATTTAATTGTATATGTAAAGACGGTAACAAAGCTGTATTCAAATGTTCACATAATACAAAATGTAATATTTACTATGAACATAAGGATATAACTAATTGTATTTTATGTAATGTTAAATTAACTGAAATTAAAAAGGATATAATGGTTCCAAGGAATAATTTAGGATATAGAGGACGTAGTAAAAATGTGTTGAAATATGGTATTGATAATATGTTGATAGGCTTTAATGAAGAAAAAGAAAGAATTAATAAACTTAGAAATAAAAATAAAAATAAACTTCAAAAAATAGGGGCTGAATTTAATTATGAGTGTCCAAACAGATTAAATCATGACGAAATAATTAAAGATTTTACATGTACTAAATGTGATAAATATATAATTTGTCATAATGATAGATATTTTGATTTTAATGAACAAATATTATATTGCTCAAATTGCTATTATTTTAGTATATCAATTTTATAAATAAAAAATATTCTATTTACAATAACATTTACAATATTAAACAAAATTATTCTATTTACGAACAAAACTCCTTACAAATATCCATAAAGTGTTTTTTCATTTTGTCTTCATCATCTGTATAGAACGTTTTATAATGTTCTCTCTCATAATTCTCCTTAAAGACTTCAACAATGTATTTTCCAAGCTCAATATAATGAGATGTCTTAAAGAGACACATTAAATTAGTATAATTTGAATGTCGTTTGAACAAGGTATTGATTGGTGTTTTTGTGTAACCTACTTTGTAAAGCGGAAGGTTATCCACGTAACAACCTTCCCACATTAAATATACATAATTTTTCTTATCCTTTTTAAAGCTAGTTTTATCTTTACCTTTGTTAGTCTTCTTAATCTCAATAGATGACTTAACTTTGGGCACAGTTTTAAGTTTACCTTTTTTAGTCTTCTTCATCTGAATAGATGATTTGAGTTTAGGTATAGATTTAACTTGGAGTTGACTTCTAGTGCGCATATTTACGTTTAATTACTAGAGAAAGATGTTAATTTGAATAAGATTAATAAAAAATCAATTTTGATTGATAACTAGAACTAGATTATTCTATATTTTTTCATAGCATTTCTAAGTATTTAAACAAAAAATTGATATAATATTATTATAATTTATGATTTTATTTTTAACATGGAGCTTGATTTAAACCGTTTAAAGGCTTTAGGTAATATTGAACTACAAAAATTAGACGATGAAATTAAAAAGTTGGAATCTGATGATAATTCAGTATTAAAACTTAGTATATCTGAAATTCAAACAAAAATTCAAGATTCATCTAATATTGTTGGACAACTTAAACGAAAAAGCCTTAATCTTGAACAACAACATAAAAATAAAATAGAAACATATGATAATCTTAATCAAAAATATGATAAACTTAATAAACAGAATGAGGAAATATCAAAATCTATTGAAGAATATACTTCTAAAATAAATAATTTACAAAAAGAAATAGAAGATAGTAAACAATTTCAAGAAAAACTACTATTACAAAAAGAGAAACAAATAGAAATATTTGAACAAACAAAGAGAGATAATGAAAAGAAAAAGCAAGAATTCATTGAAATGGAGAGTAATATTGCCTCTACCTATAAAGAATTTGAAGATAAAATTAGTAATATTCATAAACAAAATCAAATGAAATATAGAGAGATTAATCATAAAATAAGTGATATTAGGTTTAGCATTATAGGTGATAACTCAAATGATTTGTATAAAGAACATAGAGTTAATTTATTGTCTATTATGACACAAAATTTACATAACGTTAAATTATTACACAATAATTCTGGATCTACTCTTTTTGAAAAATTAGTTAAATCAATTGGATTAGATTTTAATATTATAAAAAAAGATATTGATAATAGAACAAAGGCAAATAACTTTAATTTTGATGTGTATATCAAAAATACATTTAAACCATTATTAATTGAGAATAACAATTACAAAAAGATTGAAAAATATATTGAACATCCAATTATAAAGGAGATTATTGTTACATCTAAAAGTATTGATGATTTAATGAAGACATTTAGAATGGATTTTAATTATATTAATCCAATAGATTATCAAAATGATGCAAATAGAAAAAATGAAATTAAAGGAACATCTAAGGTATTGGATGATTACAAACTAGAATTAGATAGTTACAATAAAATTAGTAATGATATACTTCTAAAATTAGAAGAGAAATTAAAGGAATTACATACAGAAACTGTTGTAAATGATAACTTATATCAAGTATTTTATAATGAATGTCAAAAAATATTTCCAACAATATTAATGCATATTGAGCAAATATCAAATTTTCATTCTAATTATTTTAATAGTCATAATGAAAATAGGTCATATAATTTATATTTATATAATGAACTGGAATTACAAACAAATTCAATGTTTATACTAGATATTAAAGAATTATTCTCTGATACACCCCTTAAAGATAAGAACATTCCTGATATTTTATTATATCATCAAATTAATAGTAATCTACAAGATTTAGATAAAAATAGAGAATCATTAGAACAAATAAAAGCAGGTACTTATTTCAAGCATGGTACTCCTTCTTACAATGAGATTCAAAATACAACTCAACGGATAAAAAAAAGTGTTGATTTATATAAGAATGAATATGAACTATTAACTGATAATTTTGTTAATAAATTGAAGATTATATTATTGTATTTAACATTAAGAAATATAAAACAAAAA